AGGTTTGCCTATTACAGGTGTAGGTGCGACCGGCTTAGGCTTAAAAATCGCCATATCAGACCATCCTTCCACGAGTTTTGCCACGTTGAGCGATGCCATCGCCACGGCGCGACGCGGTGACCTTGCCGCCCTTTTTCATCTGGACGGGGGTTGCTGTTGCGGGGTTTTGTTCCATCTGTGCAGCATCTGCTGCACCCGCGTTAACCTGAACTAAGGGCGAGTTGTTGCCCAGCCCGCTAGACGGCGGCAGCGGCGCAGGAGCAGACACTTGCCCCTGCCCAAACGGGTAGTTGGAGTTAGCAACCACTCCGCCGTCATCAAACCGTTTTGTTTTTTTGGCAGTCATGGTTACACCATCTTGCCACGAGTGTGGCCCTTAGAAATGCAGCCATCAGCGCGAGTTACACCGCCTTTAGCCATCTTCTTGACAACGCCACCGTTTTTCATGCCGGTTATTTCACGTATTTTACCGCGCAGGCTGGTGTCTTTGGGTGCTTTGCCGTTGCGAGAAGATTCCCGCTTTAACTCGCTTTCTGCCTCACGAAGCCCTTTCATGCCTTCTTCGACATCAATAGTGCGACCTTCCTCAAAGCCCGGTACATACGTGCCCATATTAATACGGTCGCTGCTAGGCTTTTTGTCAATGCCACTTTGGACTGCTTTGCGCAGCCGCATTGTGTCTTTGTATTGTTGTTCTTTATCCGTCATGACGGCTCCTTAGCAGGTCTTGCCGCCGGACTTCATCTTAATCATCGTGCCTTGGGTCTTACCCTTGGACTCGATGCCGCCACCCTTGGCCATGCCACCGGCTTTGAGGCCAGCGTGAGCTTTGGATGCGGGTTTGGCGGCGTGTTTGGCCAGTGCGCCAGTCATGCCGCCAGAAGCCATTTTTTTCATGCCGTCTTTAGCCATGTCCATGCCTTTTTTCATAACAGGCTTGCCCATTGCGGAGGGGCCCTCGCCTTTTTTCTTTGCAATCATTGCCATGAAGCCAGCGTTCATTTTGGAAGCCATAGTATCACCACCTTTTGAAAATTTGCGGCCTTTGTCGGCCTTGTTGAAGTCCTGTCCCACGGACTGTGGGACTCCTACCTTCTTGGCAAACGCTGGGTTATTGGCCACCGCCGCCATGAAATTGTGTTGCTTTTTACTCGTGCTTGGCATCGGGTTTCTTCCGACCAATAATTTCAGAAAACGGTTTGCCTGCGACCATCTCAGCTATACGCATCAAAGTCCACACGGCACCGATCAAGCCAAAAATGGGTGTAAGGAGTTCCAAGAATGATCCAATAGCAGCGACCACCGATACAAGGTCAATGACGTTTTTAACGGTGTCTTGAGTCTGTGTCATGTCAGCACTTCCATCTTTTCAGAGCAGCCGCCTTACGGGTGGGCTTGCCCTTCTCGTCTTTCATTGGGCCGGGCATCCCGGACATACGAGCGCAGAACGAATCTTTGCGCTTGCCGCCTTGGGGCTGCGGGGCTTTGAGGTTGCTGCCTGTAGCTGCGTTGTACTTGGCACGGCCTTTGGCAGTCAAGCCCGCTCCCTTGGAGACCGGCAGCTTTTCGCCGCGACCAACCGAAAGAACCGGACCTTTTTTCTTAGCCATAATAAATCTGCGCTGAGTCGATGTTGGTCATCAACGCATAAATGCCGTTAGCTGCAAGCACGCCCTCGCCCGGAATAACCGGCGCATTACTAAAAGTATCTGTTGAGTCTATTTCATAAGTCATCAACCAGCGCCCGCCGCCACTCACATATGAAGCCGCAGTAGAGGTGATGGTTCCGCTATTGATGTCTGTAAGCGTAAATGTGCTTGACGAAGCAACAGTAATAACATAGTTGCCGTCTGTTGCTGACTGACTTGTATTGCTGTCAAAGTGGATGCCAACAACATCGCCTGTAGACAGACCGTGAGCCGTTTTTGTTACCGTCACTGTTGTGCCGGAACGAGCGTATGTCACGCTGGCCGTTACTGGAGCGGTGGTTGTGTCAAACAACACCAAAGTGGCATCTGAGCCGCTGCCAAAGAACGAAATGCCCTTAACACGATTTCTGCCAAGAACAAAAAAACCACTTTGGTTTAGGTGTCCCTGTTTTACGTCATATTGCATCGACATAATCAATCTCCTTTAAAAACGGGGCCGAAGCCCCTTGAGTTGATTAAGAGTCTGCGAACGGTGTAGCGACAGTGCCGGAACCAATAACATTTCCAGTCACCATGTATTTGTCAGCAGCAATCGCCACGATCTGAACCCATGTGCCAGCAACGCCGCCGGTAGTTGTACCGTTCAAGTTGATGAAGTCATTGGAAGAGCCGTTAGCAGAGAAAGCAACCACAGCACCAGATGTGTCTGAATCAATAGACATTACAGCGCCAACGTACAAGTCGCCAGAAGCAGCGGTAACACCGATTTTCAACGAGCTAGTGGAGATGGTTGTAGGAACCCAGATGGTGTAGACAACGCCTTCGTTGTTCAGCGTATTGGGGTCTTGACCGGGGCCAGACGTGGTCGGGTTGGTCGAAACATTGATTGCGGGGAGCGTCAATGTGAGTGCAGCGGCCAAAGAGCCACCGACAGAAATGATACGACCGCCGTGAGCTTCTGGGCTTAGTGTGGTGCTGGATGTGATCTCAACAACAGCGGCGGGGCCTTGTTGATAAATGCCGCCCAATGAGCGAACTGGGCCTTGAAACGTAGTGCGTGCCATGATTTGGTCCTTACATGCAAGTTAGGCGTATCAGTCTGCATGTCGTCAGCCGGGACTGTCTGATACACCGGAAAGCCCGGAATGATTGCAATATACACCAAAAGAAAAGGGGGCACAAGGCCCCCTCTCCCATAGTTCGCTTAGGACGAACCGGACGAGCCGAACATGCCCAATGGATCGCTCCAGCCGAAGCTGTAACGCTCACGAGACTTGTAACGGACGTTACCTGTGTCAAAGTCGCCATCCATGCTGTTAGACAGCGCGGTACGCTCGAAGTGCTTCAAGCCATTTGGCACGTCTGTGCACAGGAACCAAGCATTGGTGTCTGTCAAGAAGTGGTTGATGGCGTAGCCTTCAGGGATCGAACCGTTGTTCTTCAGCGCGTTGATGTCGTTGTCAGCCGTGCCAACGCGGAGGTTGGTTTCCAACAGACGAGTAGCAACGAATTGCAGAGCAGGTGGAATAATCAACTTGCGTGGCTTAGCTGCGATCAACAGGCCGCGCTCATCAACCCATGCAGCGATCTGGATCACAGCATTTTCCAACGAGGTCTCGTTCAAATCAACACCAGTGGTTGGGCTGTTGAAGTTAACGCCGCCGTTGATGAGTGGGTGACCCACGCGTGCGCTGGAAGAGTTGACGCCAAACAGCGACACACCGTCACCGCCGAGGTACGAACCGCTGAAGCCGTTGTTGACGACGCCAGCAGCTTTAACCTGCTTGGTGTAGGCCATAGCGCGAGCCAGACCTTTGGTGTAACGAGCCGACAAAGAGTCGTACAGGTTATCTTCGACTGCCTCTTCGGTAATCGAGAAGCCCAGAGCAATGGTCTCGTGGCTGTAACGTGCAGTGAAAGCTTCTTGCGCGTTGTCATAAGCAACAGCAGAGCCCTCGTTCTTCACTGGTGCAGCACCGAAGCCGGACAGCTTGGTTTCTTCTTCAAACGAGCGCTCTGATTTCTCAGTCTCGTAGATTTCCTTGTGCTCTTCGCCGTAGCGAGCGTATTCCAAACCAAACAAAGCGTTCAGGCCGGGGAGCAGTTCTTTAAGTAGTTGTGCGCGTGAAATTGCCATGATTTACTCCTTACAGGCCGACGTTATTTGTGTACGAGTGAGCACTGGGGTTGAACTTAACCAACACATCAGTGAACGCGTCGCCGACTTCTGAGAAGCCTTCCATGTCAACAAAGCCAACAATACGGAAAGCCGCAGCAGTGGTTTGCACTGTAGCGTCCAAAGCGCTGGTCGAGTTTCCAGTTGTGGTGGAACCCGTAGAGGTGCTCTGTACAGCGGCAAAGAAGGTGTTAGTGCCCAAAACTGATTGAGCGCCAGAACCATCAAGCTGAGCTTGGAAAGTAACACTTGGGTCAGTAATTACGTATGCAGTCACCACGCCGGTTGTGCCGGAGGGGTAGTACTGGCCGTAAATTTGCTGGCCTTGTGCGTTGATATAAGAACAACCGACGAAAACGCCAATTGCACCTATGCCGCTGCCGCCAAGGTTGTTGGTAGTGATGTCTGCGCCGGTAGCGGTAGACAGAGCAATATAACCGTCAGCGCCGATGATGACGACTTGCCCGTAAAACAGGTTTGTCGCTTCGCCAGCGGGGTCGATTAAGAACTGACTCGTAGCGCCAGCATAAGGCATGCCGTCGATACGATTAACGGGACGTAGCCCGTAGGGGGAAGCTGTTGATGCCATAAGGCACTCCTTTATTTAGAACCTGAACCAAATCCTTGTCCGCGACTGGATGTTGACTTACGGTCAGCAAACAGCGGCATTCGAGGGTCGTTATTTCGCATGAAGTGATTGTCCACTGAGTCCATCTGGTTCTGCGCTTGTTGGTTGTAGTACTCATCACGGGACTTGGCCATTTCAGTTGGCATCTTGCAGAGCATGAGGCCACCAATCTCGACGTTTCCTGTTTTGTCATTACCCATCAGCATCAGTTCTGGATGGTCTACTGCCTTTACGGGCACCCAGCCTTCGCGCATCTTACGAGACACGTTAGTTGGGTTTGCTTCGCCAAGCAAGTGCGTCATGATCCAGCGGTACACAAAACCCGGCTCTGGAGTCGGATCAGGTAGCGCCGAAGGTGGCACATATACAGGACGAGCGGTTTTTTCGCGTGACACGATATCACGAGGGGTACGATTTTCAGCCATTATTTCTCTCCAATTTTGCAACTTCAGCAGCATATTGCTGCGGGGTTAATCCATACTTCTTTGCCAGCGCAACTTGCGTCTGGGTAAGTTGAATCTTTTTTGCGCCCGAAGAACGAGCTGCGGGAGCAACAACCGAGGTTGGCCTTCTTGGGGAGTCAGCCGCCTTACGATCTTCGGCATCGCCAAAGACTTCAGGAAACGTAGACTTCACGCGAGCATCAATCCGCTCGAAATACTCACTGCTGCGGGGATCGACCCCGTTGTTGACTAGTTTCTGGTGCAGCCCTAGTGCAAAGCTGGTAACTTCTTCGAACCCCTCGGCCCCGAACCACTGGTTTTTGGCCTGCCAGCGCAGGGTTTTTTCGTCGGGTTGCACCGTTTGGGGTGCGGGTTGCCTAGTTTGTACAACATTTTCTTCCTGTTGTAAAGCGGTTGGCCGAAAATTTCTTGCCGAAGCAATTTTCATCTTGGCTTCAGTCAGGGCTTCCTGCGCTGCAATGATGCCGTCCGTGTCAAACGCTTCCTGCGCTACTTTGTAATCGCGGCGGGCTTTGTCCAACTCGGCTTCAGCAGCTTGTTTAGCCATCTCCCCATACTGTTGGGAGCCGGTGTCCACATACTGTTTGAGCTTCTGGTTCTCCGACTGCATGTGCTGTGCAAGACGCTCAAGCTCTTGCTTTTCCCTCTGAAGGGCCTCTTTGGCTCGGCGCTCGTCGTGACGGGCGTGGGTCAGCTCCTTAATGCGCTCCTGAGCACCCTTGGTGTAGGTCTCGATCTCCGCATCTGTGGGGTCTGCCACCTCCCGGTCCAAGGGTTTTCGGCCCTTGTCGCGCTCTGGTGTGTCATCGACGATCTCGATCTCAACATCGCCATCGTTTTGTTGCGAAACTACAACAGTTTCGTCCTGTTCGTCAGGAAACTTAAATTCACCTGCCATTTACTGCTCCTTCAAGCGCGGGTAAGTCCGCGAGGGTCTTGCACAACTGCTTCGATCATGTCGTCATTGATGACTCGAAACTCTTTTCCGTAGATTTTGAATCGCGTACCGGAATACGTACGCACGAGAACAAAGTCACCTTCCTTGCACCACGGGCCACCGGGGAACTTGGCTGCGTCTTTGTACGCGTCAGGGCCGACCTTCATAACAAACAACACGGTTGTGGCGTGCTCTTCTTGTTTCATGAACTGACCGGCTTTGACAATTGAAGAGTTCTCAAATGTCTCAACAACGTCAGGCACCGCGCAGAGTATCTTCCAACCTGTGGGGTCGGGGAGCTGTCGTGCCTTTTCTTCATCTGTTGCTTCTGGGGCTGGAGCCTCAGTTGCTTGGATGGCTTCGGGTAGGGCAAATGTGCCCGGCTCAAGACTAAGTTCACTCATTTGCTTGTTCAACTTTCTTTGCAAGGTCGAGTACATAGCGCTCTGCGATAGCCAGACCCTGAATGGTTCCGCAGAGTTTTTGATATTCCTCAAATGAGCGACATGCTCCGCTGGCGGCGTCGTCAGCGTAGTTGTTCATGTCTTTGCGTATTTGTTCGCGCAATACGCGTGCGAAGTCTTGGATCATTATTTAGCCGGACCTTTCCTTTGCTGGTTGTTCTGCATCGCCTGTTGGCGACTCTTTGCGATGTCGATGCCCATGCGGACACCTTCTCGTTCTTGGTCCGCTTGCAGCTTGGCCTCGGCCTGTTTGATCTGCGAGCCAACGCGCAGTCCGTCAAGTTCCATCTTGCCTTCCAACGCGGCCTTTTTAAGCTCCAGTTCGTCTGCACGGGCGGCTGCGTCGGTGGCAATTTTCTTTTCTTTGAGTTCTACCTCTTTTGATTTGATCTGCATGTCCTGCTGCTGAAGCTGGAGCACGGGGTCTTGGGCTTGTTGCTGTGCTTGCTGCTGGGCTTGCTGCGCTTGGCTCTGTTGAAGAACCTGCTGAGCAGCCTGCGCCATCATGGCGGACAGAGCAACCTCGATCTCTGGCGGGAGTTTCTCGTCTTCCGGTGGCAGGGGCATGCCGAGCTGCTGCTCAATTTTCTGACGGTACGCAAAACCAACGTGCTCGGCAATGTGCGCCATCATGGCCCCTTGGATCATCGGTGCCTTGGGGTTCTGGCCAACCAACTGCATGATGATCGGGTCCTGCATTGCAGACGTGTGTACCTTGATGTGGGACTCATGGTCTTGGTACATGAACGCTTTGACCGGCTCGCTCTTGAGCACCATCATGTTCTCAGACACAGGGTCTTTGGGCTTCTGGTCGTCTGGCAACGGCACGAGCTTGTCGGCATTCTTGATACCCAACACCTCCAGCATGTTGCGGTGCAACAGCGGCAAGTCGTAAATCTCGGGAGCCATCTGCGCCATCTGGATAACGGCTTGATACTGCACCACGCGCTGGCTCATGGTTGCCGCGTTGGGGTCCGACACAGGGATGATGTCTACGTGGTTGTAGTCCTCTGTCTTGGCTCTGCGTCCACCACGTTCCGGCTCGTAGTCGTACGCTGGGTCTGTGTAGTCGCGGATAAGTATGGCCAACAGGTGCAGCTCTTGTTTGAACGCGTAGTGCATACGCGCCTGCACAGCCGACATCACCTTGAGCTGGCGCTCCAGTAGAGCCAGAGTTGTGCCCACTGGGGCGTTGGCCGACATGTCGGCAACCTTCATGTCCGCAGTAGCTGCGAAGCGGCGACCTTCTTCAACAATAGTGCCCAACAACTGGAACAAGACCATTGACGGCTCTTTGTATGGCAGTGGCAGGATGTTGTCCCGCAGTGCGCCCGAGCCGATGTCTACGTCTCGGAACTCGCCGGGGGCAATCGGAGTGTCATCACCCTTGATCCGAAGTCCGCGAGACTTGAGGCCCCCGGGTAGATTCGATAGTGTCCCGGCGTCCACGAGTTGGCGCATGATGCTAGTTGCGGACTTGGCAAAGCCCCCGATGAGGTGGAATAGTCCAAAGCCATACGCACCGAAGCCGGGAATGTATTGGTAGTGTACGAAGTGCTGGCGCTTGAGGTGCAGTTCATCATCTTCACGCCAATTGCGTCGAATGGACAGAACATCGTTGGTCCCCTTGATGAGTGTTACTACGTACGGGCGTGCGATACCGGTGGGCTCGCCGTCATCGTCCTTGTCTTCAAACCCCTTGAGGTCCAAGTCAACGTGGCACTCCATCAGGACGTAGCGGTCGTCGTTCAGATCGCTGAAGCCCGTCTCTTTATCCTTGGCCTTCTCAATGTTGGTCTGCTCGCGTGTGGGATCACCCAGCTCGATGTCACGGTAAAAGCCCGCCTTCTGGAGCTTGATGATGTCGTTCTTGGTCTTGCGCATGACGTGTGTCAGGCGGTAGCAAGTGTCCATGTCAGTCGTGCCGTACGGCAGGATGATGTCTTCTGCGGGCACAAACATCGACACCTGACGACCTAGATTGGGATCGTAGTACACCTTCTTGAACGCGGAGCCTGTGGCTGGCAGCGACCACAACATGCGCTCGTGCTCTGGCCTGAACTCTTTCATCACGTCTGTCAGCTCGTAGTTCATGTCGGCCTCGACACGCCGCGCAGCTTGCTGCTTCTCCGGGGTCTCTTTACCAATGATCTTTGTGCGCACCGGCCCTTGGGCGGGGAACGACTCCGTGATGGCCTCTGACTGGAACCGGACCACGGCCTCGGTAATCATCGGGTGGAACACACCAGACGCGCCGTTCCAAGGCTCTGTGCGCTCCTCGACCTGCAAGCCCAACAGTTTCAAGCCCTCGGTGTAGGCTTTCTCCCACTCTTTGCGCGAGTTGCGGTCGTTGTCAATGTCTCCAGCCAAGTCACCGGCCATCGACTCAATGGCACTCTCGTCCATCTCTTCGGCCAGATTGACGTCAAAGTCGTTCTCGGCCTCAACCTTGGCCAACTCGATGGCAAACCCCGGGCCTTCGATGCTCACCGCTTCAGGATCAACAATCTCAATTTCAATACCCTGCGCATCCTCGGCCAACGCGTCGATGCCCTGCGGCTGTTGGAAAAGTGCTTTGTCGATGTTCGTTGCCATGTTTATATGTCCTTTTTATTGCCTGCGTTGGCCACGTAGCCGCCATTGGCGTAACCAATAAGTTTTTTAAGTTTATCCACCGTGCCGGGTTCAGCCAGTTCAGGCTGTCGAGTATAGGAGGGCAAGTCTCGTGCGTCCAACCGTGTTTGGCGCAGCCCTGTGATTGCGTTGTACGTCTCGCGCACGTCTTTGTCTTTAAACAGCGTCTTGCGCAACACGGGGTCTTTAGTTAAGTCCACGTTGTTTGCCGCTTCATATCCGGCTAATGTAGCCAGTTGCTCATACAGCGCGGTGCCGCCTTGTTTTAACATGCTTGGGTCAAAGTACGCGTTGTCAATACCGTACTTTTCTTTAAGGTGGCCCGCAACGCCTACGGCATTTTTAACAAACTGCTCTCTGATAACGGGACCTTTTTTTCCAATAAGCTCATCAAACTTACGGTTAATTGCGGGGCCCGTGCCCAGCCCCTGCCGTGCCAACAGGTGTTCTTGTTCGTGCGCAATAGTGTTTTTGTCTGCATCGGGACGAAGAAACATTGCCTGCGACTGCGCTCGGTTCTTGTCAAAGTCGGCATGGAGGTTGCTACCAAGCATGAACCCTCGGGTATTTGTGTTACTTAATTCCGGCGCGTCTAATACCTGCAAAGACGGTAGTCCTGCGGTTGTGTACGGCTGCTCGCCGACAACAGCTTTACGTTCTTTTAAACGGCTTGGGTCGATGCCTTCTTTCCTAAGCTGCTCTAGCGTACGGGGGTCCAGACTGGTTGTTGCCATGTTGATCCTTAATAGTAGGCGGCTACGCGCCCACGGTAAATTCTGTCGTCTTTCTCATCCGAGTCCAGTGATATGAACCCGCCCTGTCTGAAGCGTAGAAGTGCTTGTGTTGTTGTGTCCACGTAGTCGTCGTTCTCGCCAACAGGGAAAGACGCAACTTCCTCAATAACTTCGCGTGCCCAGCGGGTGTCCGGTGCCCAGACTTTACCAGAGGCAAACAAATCAGCAACAGCATTCACGCGCACTGTCTTGTCGTTGCCCCGGCTGGGTGAGAACTCCTGCACGGGTATGCCCATCGCCCGCAGCTCTTGTATCAGCGGCCCGCCGGAAGCCTTCTTCTCCACAATGAACGCGTCGGGCTCCCACTCCTTCCAATGTTTCAACGCCGACACCTTCAGGTCGGGGAACGCCATCCTGTCTTTGAACGCGTCCAGCAATATGATCTGCGGGGAGTTATCTTCCTCCTCGTTGTAGAACACACCCCACGTCGTACACGCCGAATAGTCGGCTGTCGTCTTAACTTCAAACGCCGTGTCCCAGCTCTGAATGATGTACTCACAAGGCGGCGGCTCGTCTGCCTCCCAGATGCGCCAGCTCTTCCTGCTGATGATGGCCGACGTGTCCGAAGTGGGCTGCTGCATGTACTGCGCGTTCCAATACCTCGGGTCCATCGACGATTTGGCAGAGATGAGCGACTCCAACGGCCACTGCTCTGGCCAGAGAGATTTCTGGTTGTCCGTGCCTTCGTGCAGTATGGCGGGCAGCTCCACAATCTCCCAGCGCGGGGAGTCCGGGTTTTTTATCTGGTAGTCGATCAGCCGCCCGGTCAGGTCCAGCGGCCCCCACCGGGTCATCACCACAATGATCGCGCCATTGGGCATCAAGCGTTGTAACGGGCCCGTCTGAAACCACGACCACGCCGTGTCAAACGCCAGCTTGGAGTTGCTCTTTACATCCTGCTCCGAGTGCGGATCGTCGATCATGAACAGGTCAGCGCCCCGTCCGGCCAAGGCACCGCCCACACCGGCTGCGTAGTATTGTCCCCCTGCGTCAGTGCTCCACTTGCCCGCCGCCTTTTGGTCAGCGGCCACTAACGTAGCGGGGAACAGGCTCTGGTATTCCTCGTCGTCCAACAAGTTCCTGACCCTGCGGCCAAAGTCTTCTGACAGAGACGCGGTGTGCGTGCCCATGATGATCTTCTTGTCCGGGTAGTTGCCCAGAAAGTACGCCGGGAACAGGTAGCTTGAGAACTCAGATTTGCCCATACGCGGAGCAATATTGATGATGACGCGCTTCTTGCGGCCCTCGATCACGTCTTGGAAAATCTTGGACAACTTGCGGTGATGGGGCCCAACCTTGAAGCCGGGGTACACCCGCTTGGCAAAGTCAATCATGTTGGTGCGCCCGTTCTGGAGCGCAAAACGCCTTTCACGCTCCTCCAGCATGTCCATCAACTCAATTTTCTCCACGAGCGTCATCGTGGGCATGGCCTGTTGAATGGCCGCAGCTTCCTGCGGCGTCAGCGTTAGATCGTCAAGTTTCATCTGTGGGAGATGAGAACATCGGTTGCTCAGGCGGCGTTTCAGGCAGTTCAAGCTCGTCTATGTCGGTGGCTTCCACATCCACGACGCCCATGAACCGGTTCAACTTGTCCTTGAGCTTCTGGTCGATCTCGGCGTCCGTCAGATCAGTCTTCTTGATCTCGATCTTGTCCGTGAACAGCCCCACCTCAGTTACCTTGCCCAACAAACCGAGCGCTTTGAGCCGGACATTAGCGTTGGGAGATGTTGTCTCCTCAACCAATTTGGCAACGGTGTAACCGCGCAGCTCCCGGGCCATCTCCACAAATTCCCAGTCGTAGGCGGCAAGCATTCCCGTCAGGTGGCGTACTGCCGCAGGCGTGCGCAAGGTCAAAAGTCGGATTCGGGTCTCTTCGTCGGTGGCAACTGTGGCCATGCCCCTGAACGCTTCTCGCGCTGCCGCTGTCTGGGCGCGGGCGTCAACTTGCGAATCGGGTTTTATGCCCAAATCCGTCATCCAGTCAGACGTGGCGTTCTGCGCGGACAGCAAATCACTGGGCGATGCGTCGTCCAGCTCTAAAAAATCGCCCCGGGTAGTGACTTCGGGTTCTACTTGCACCAAATGATCCAACATTCCCATGTCCTTGTGGCGTCGGTGAAGGAAGTGTACACTACGTTTGAGTTTCGCGGCAAGCAATTGTCACGTAGCTTCTCCTTGATGGCCTCACGTCCATCTTCATACCCGCTTCGGCGGGTATTTTTTTGCCTGTCAATCGTTGGACATAGGTGTTTTTGGATTTTTTAAAAAATTTAGGGGGGCCATAAGTCCAGACTTCACCCCCCTCTTCCTTTTTGGGCGTTACAACGCTACGATGTCTAAGGTTTTACAAAATATGTGGTGTGGTTACGAAACAGTGTTCACGGGCAAGCAGGTCAGGCCCGTCAATCTGGCTTGGTGGGGGGTAGGTGGGGTCTTCGGTATTAGCTTTTCAGCCATACAGGGGCTGAAATAACCCCTTGTGTTACAATAGAGTCATCTTAGGGGGTGAACCCCTTGGTGCTGTTGCCCCGCCAGTCTGCGGGGCATTTTTGTTTCAGGAGTAATCGAGAATGAAAGCAATCAACACCACCGCCATCAATGCCGTATTCGAACTGGTGGACAACCAGTCCACGAGTTTTACGGAGAAGCTGTTTGCACTTGGGGTATGCACCCGAGCCATTGCCCGCCCTCTTGCGGTGCAGTGGGCCGCTACGAAGTACACCGTGAAAGCTAGGCCCGGTCAACGGGGTATGACTTTGCCACGAGGTAGCGCCGCAGAGCAAGCCGTCAAGCGGGTGCTCGATACCTGCTTCCCACAGGCTGAGCAAGTGAGTGCCAAACCCGCCAAACCCGCCAAGGCAAGCAAGGCTGACCCCGTTACATCGTTGTTGCAGAAGTATGCCGCATTGACTGGTGCAGAGAAGCGCCGTTTCATGATGTCTCTGGGCAAGTAACTGGTGGACAGTTTGTCCACGAGTTTTTCAGGGCGGCGGGGTAACGATGCTCCGCCGCAGTTCAATGTAATGTCAACCGCCGCCATCGTGCGGCATTTTTTATTGGAGCACCCCATGAAAGTACGCAACATCAAACACACTCTGCGTGTGATTCGCCGCCGTGTCCGCAAGACTGGCACACCTAAGTTTCGCCAAGTCCGCATCTAACCCAACGAAAGCAAACCATGAGCAACAAACACTCAAACAGCATCCGCGACAGGCATCTCGTCATCCTCAAGCGCCTACGGGACGAAATCTTCGAGGAGCTACCTGCGGCTGAGCGCAAGCGCATCGAGCAAGCTAAGCAAGCAAGGGCAGAAGAGCGCTCCTTCAGGGAAGAGATGCGCCGCGCCAATGTGCAGTCACGCCTTTGGTGACTTACCAACCCCCTGACTCGTGGACAAATTGTCCACGAGTTCTCCACAACACGTTGTGGAGAGATGGTGGGTGTCATACCCACTGCTTACAACGAAGTGGACATCTAGTGGGTGCGTTAAAACCCGCGCCAATGCTAGCGTCCAGCGTCCAGCTCACCACCGCACCTATATATAAATCTATTTTTTAAAAGGTATATATATATGCAGGTTTTAGTGGACAACAAAAACCATGAAAAAAAAGAAGTTGGTTAAGGTGTTCTCAGAATTTGGTAGGTATCAGTGTGAGCACCC